GACCGCTACGATCCGCGGCTGATCGAGGCTCTGATCGCCATCGGCGACCCAGAGTATCTGTATCGGGCAGCCCGTAACTTGCCCAACAGCCGCTATGATCCGCGGCTGGTCAAGGCACTAATGAAAGGAGAGGAACATGGACACCCTTGATATTGATAGCTTAATTGCATCTGGCGTCGCCGAGGAGCTATACTGGGCAGCTCGCGAGTTGCCATATGGCCAATACGACCCGCGTATACTGGATGCGCTAATCGGCACTGGTAATGCTACCTGGATATACCAGGCTATCGTTGACCTCCCCGACGACCGATACGATCAGCGACTATTAGAGGCGTTGATCGCCATTGGTAAAGCTATCTGGCTATATCGAGCAGCCATTGAATTACCCGACAGCCGCTACGATCCGCGGCTGATCGAGGCTCTGATCGCCATCGGCGACCCAGAGTATCTGTATCGGGCAGCCCGTAACTTGCCCAACAGCCGCCGCGATCCGCGGCTGGTCGAGACACTTTCTATTATTGAGAATGTTCAGCATTCATCATCATTCCTCTCTGAAACTGTATTTGTGGGGCTGGATAAGGTAGGAACGATGGAAAATAAACCGATGCAGATAGTCAATGTAAGGATGACTACTGAACAGATTGAGTTTCTGCGACGCAAGTCTCCAGGGAATGTGTCCCAGTACTTGCGCTTATTAGTGGCGAAAGCAATGCAGGAAGAGGCAGAGAATGAACGATTGGGCAATCTTAGATCAAGCTAATATAGCCGATGGGCATTATGCCCGCCGTTGGCGTCCAGAATGGCTACGTAGCGCCGAAGAGATCGAAGCCGAAGCGCTGCATATATGGACGACAGTGCCGGATGGCGAAAATGAATTGGCTGCCGTCTGGCGTGAAGTCTGGCAGCAAGCCTACAAAAATATGATCCTTGCCCGCAGCACTTATCAAGCCGGCGGGTGCAGTTGCAATGAGTGTGTAGTCTGCGCAACCATTGCGCATATCGTTGAACAGAATAAGATCATAAAGGAGAGATTAAATGGGCAACGAAATTGAGTTGTATATGCGATCTGAGGCAGTGATGTCTCAGTTCGCAGAAGTCCTGGGAAAGGACAACGCCGCCTCCTACATTTCATCGGTTTTGCTTACCGTGGCGAACGATCCAACCGGTAAGCTCCAACAGTGTACGCCGCAATCAATTTTTGTGGCAGCCATGCGTGCCGCCACCTTGCGTCTGTCTGTGGATGCCTCGAAACGACAGGCCTATATCGTTCCGATCAAAGGTAAAGCTGTTTTCTGGCCTGGATACAAAGGCTTTTACGATATGGCCGTCAGAACCGGCCAGTACCGATATATCAATGTCGGTAAGATTTACGAGGGGGAAGAAGTGATCGAAGATCGCATCACCGGATTGCACACGATCGGCGGTTCGCGCACAGGCGACAAGGTGATCGGATGGCTGGGCGCCTTCGAGATGGTCAATGGGTTCAGAAAAACCCTTTACATGACCGTCGAACAAATCCATGCCCACGCCAAGAGATATAATCCGAACAACTATTCCAATGAACAGAGCATCTGGCGTAAAGACCCGGAGGCGATGGAGCGCAAGACTGTTCTCCGCCTCCTCATCATGCGTTGGGGATACCTCGACCCAAATGACGCATCCATTATAGAACAGGCCGAGAAGGAGATCGAGGGAGAATTCATAGATGCTCCATCTGTGGATGTTGCATTCGCCGAAGCCGAAAGACGAAGCGAAAATGAAATCATGCAAGAACTCGGCTTCGAGACATCGGCACCGAAACCCAAGCCCGGCAAATTTGAACGCCCACTCCCCCCCGCCGCATTGGTGGAAGCCATCGCCATCAAAGCCGGAAAATACAAGGAAAAGACGGCATCCAATAAGCAACGCGGCCTGGTAGCAATGCTCCTGGATAAGATTTTCCAGGACGATGACAAACGCCATACCTTTCAAAGGTATGTGTTCGGTCAGGACAGCATGAAGGATGTTCCCGATCCTATGATCCTGGCCGCGCTGGATTGGCTCAAACCAACTCAGGATAGCGGCGGCGATTATCAACCTGATCCAATGGCCTACAAGGAGGCTCAGGCAGCATACAATGAAGCTCTCCTCGCCGAAGGACAACAATTTCTAATGGACGATTCACCTCCACCGGAGGAAATATAATGAATGACCATCAGACAATCCTACTTGCGGCTTTCTTCGTCTTGTTGTATGCCTTCTATCTATTCCTGGAAGCGCATCCGGCAATGTTACATGCCGTCGTTGCATGGCTTGGAGGCTATTAATGGATGACAACGATCCTATCCCACCTGTCAATCCATTCTTCCGTGGCATGATCTACGCTACGATCTTTTCTAGTCTGATCTGGGCGTGCTTATGCCTGGTAGGGCTGGGAATATGGAGCATTGCTCATGATCTGTTCTGATTGCATCTTCAAGGATACCCCGGCGCGGCGCGAGTTTTGCCAGAAGTACTGTCGCCCCACCGCAGAAGAAATCGTAGCAGACTTGCGCCGCAATTATTATGACACGCTAGAGATGTTCGAAACTGTTGTTGCTCCAGAACATCTGAACGATTGGATCAGGAGAAAGAATGAACGACACATATAAACTAATTGAACAATATGTTGATGCAGGCAATTATAGGTTGGCTGCCATAGAATCCTGGTATCTTTCACGAGAACCATCTCTTTCTGATCTTGAGAAAGAAGGCTGGAAAGACAAAGCTCGCCACTATGCGCTTATGGATGGTTATCCAGAAGCATTGGTGGATGAAGCAATTGAGAAGAATGTACTCCAGTTTGTTTTGGCGAATCATTCTTCAGATTATTACATCATTGTCTCTCGCCATGCCGGAGCAATTGAGTGGCTACGACAACGCGGATATACCTCCTGCAAAGTCATTGACCATGTAGAAGATGTGTCTCAAATTGATGGCAGGATTGTCATAGGAAATATTCCGCTGTCCATCGCGGCTGCTGCAATAGAAGTGTGGTCAATTGATCTGCCTTATCTCAGACCAGACCAGCGCGGTAAAGATTTATCGCCTGTAGAGATGGATGAGGCAGGAGCAGTGATACACCGTTATAAAGTTTTGGATTGTGGTGAGATATGAATATTGAAGAGATGATCGCATTGCTTGAATGGGCTGCGCGGGAATCAAAGGAATTATTGTTCTTCCTGCCCTATCCACGCGGTCAATATCAAGGATTATTCATTGCACTCAGTGACACCGAAATAAATTTTGGGCATAAAGATTACTATTGCGCCTATTGTAATTCGGCAGATGAAGCCGCCTTGACAATTATTCATTATCTCGGATTAGAGGCTTACTGATGGTAGATTACATCATCACCGAGTATCGTATTCGCAAAGAATTATCAACGTCCAGTTTAGAAGATAGTGGATATTACCTGGATCGTTTTGATAATTTGAGCGAATCAGAAAGACAGAAGATCATCAAGCAGATCAATCTATTGACCAACCAGGTGCGTGGCCTGGGTGTCTGCGGCGCAGTAGAGCTGCTGATAAAACTTGGATCACATCTCAACGAAAGGAGAACCAGATGAGTAAATTTCAATTTGCAACCGGAATAACATTGTTGGCCGTCTTGCTGCTGACTATCCAACAAGGCCTGGCTCATGCCGAGATTGAGGGCGTGATGATAAAAGGCGAAGTGATCTACGGCACTCCGCAACCAGGTTGGTACACTTGCAACCTGACGCTATCTAAGAAGCTGCGCATTACCAGAAAGGTATATCTGAATTGCGCTCCGTTGAACATTGATGAACCGGCCACGGCAACACCTATGCTCCCAGACCCTTACTATCCGGCAACACCGACGGAAACTCCAGAACCATATCCGCCAATATCTACCCCATATCCATATCCACCCTATCCATAGAAAGGAGATAACGATGTATCGCAAATTGTTCGAACACATGATCTTGATCTGGTTGGCGTTCAATCTTGCGGCCTGCGCTGGAGCGCCAATCGCCGAGGGGCAGATCGTACCCCTCCAGCCGGCTGCCACACGTGAAGGCATCCGGGCGGCACTCAACGCCGCCCCCGGAACTGCCGTCCTGTGGAAAGACAATCTAACTCTTGTCGTCTGGCGCGTTGCAGATGGGTTCGGCTTTGCCTGTCTCGACTGCAACGTCGGCGATCCGATTGCGCTTTTCTATCGCCTGACCGGTGGCAAGGGTAATTATGTCTTGCCAAAGACGATGGGGGAGATCGCTGCCGAACTCAAGGCGCACGGATGGCAAGAAGTGATGGGAAGTGTTCCTGCCGTTCAGGCTGCGTTGCGCTCCGCTGCCAATGCTACCGTGCCGCTGGTTGGGTTGATGTTGCTTCCGGTTGGTGCATTGCCGCCGGAGGCTTTCAGCCAAGAGGTGCAGCAATGAAACTCGGAGCGGTTCTTGTCCTGTTGGAAGCCCTGGTGCTGATGGCATTGATCGGAATCATATTGACCTGGATGTATGGAGGATAAGATGGACGACATTCCATTGTCTTACATGCCTTTTGTCATAGCGCGTCAGACGGCGATTAATAAGATGCGTCGTCATGGCAAAGATGCAGCGTTCGAATTCCTGTCAGATCAGGTGGAGTCCAACAAGATATTGCGCGATGAAGCCATCTATATCTGTCGTGAACTCGGTATTGATCCGCGCGAGGAATGGAAGAGCCATTCTGAATGAATAAAGCGAGCCACCCTTGAAAAGTAACCCATGATGACGAAGCGAGCCAGGCAACTTGAGTAACCCAAGCTGGAGAAGCGAGCCAGGCAACGTGAGTAATCCATCCCGCGCAAGCGAGCCATTCATTGTTTAGGAGTAACCCATGATATGCAAGCGAGCCAGACACGGAGAGTAACCCACGATGTGTAAGCGAGCCATTGCATACAAGTAATCCAGAGTCAGAAAGCGAGCCAGTAGGCGAAAGTAACCCAGAAACCGAAAGCGAGCCACTGAAGATGAGTAACCCATAACCCACGTGCGGGAAGCGAGCCGAACTGTAAAAGCAACCCAACTACTGCAATCGAGCCAGACGCGGAGAGTAACCCACGATGCTGAAGCGAGCCAAAGTTCAGGAGTAACCCAGGATATGCAAGCGAGCCAGACGCGGTGAGTAACCCATGGCAAGTAAGCGAGCCATACGCAGTGAGTAACCCAACCTGCGCAAGCGAGCCAGAATAACGGAGTAACCCATATGCGAGAAGCGAGCCATAATTGACGAGTAACCAAAACCAAGTAAGCGAGCCACAAAGGTCAAGTAACCCAGGATAATGAAGCGAGCCAGGCAACGTGAGTAACCCATCCCGCGCAAGCGAGCCAGCATCTCTAAGTAACCCAGAGACGGAAAGCGAGCCAGGATCGAAAAGTAACCCATGGAGCATAAGCGAGCCACAATGAACAATCAATCCAGACGAGAGGAGCGAGCTATTTCGATGCAGAAACCCAGATAAAAAGAGCGAGCCATTAAGGAAGAGCAGTCCATTCGTTGAGAGCGAGCCGGAATTGGGAAGCAAACCTAAGATCAGTAAGCGTTACCATACATACTATATAAGGAGAGAATATCATGACAGACCCATCTATTTCAGTTTTAGCCCGTGCGTTGGTTGATCTGCGAGACCGAATCATCCAGAAAGCACGCATTCAATTCAGCAATCGCCTGTCCGCAATAGACCGCGGTACTGATAATCCAACGTACCGCCATTATATCGAGCAGTGGATGACCAAATTCCAGTTGTTGGAAGATGAGCTGGATTCATCCATCAAAGATTTGGCGGATGATTTTCCGATTGTGGAATATATGTGCCGCGTGAGAGGCGTCGGAAAGACACTTGCTCTGAAAACGGTGGTGATGATTGACATCCACCGCGCCGATACCATCAGCGCCCTTTGGCGGTATGCAGGTTATGCCGTCATCAACGGAGAACGCGAGAAGCCGGTCAAGGGCGAGAAACTCCATTACAACATTCGCCTCAAGACAACCTGCTATTTGATCGGTTCATCCTTCCTGCGCTCCGGCAGTCCCTATCGCGACATTTACGACAAGGCGCGCGAGGAGTACGAAAGCCGCGAAGATTGGACAAAGCTGCACAAGCATAACGCCGCCATGCGCAAGATGATAAAAGTGTGGTTATCGCACCTGTGGCTGGTATGGCGCAAGTTAGAGGGATTGCCTGTTAGCGATCCCTGGATTGTGGCAGAGAACAATCATCATCGCCTATATACGCCGGAAGAGTTTGGGTGGTATGATGAGATATAATTTCGGCAAGCCCAATCGAGCCATTACCGCGGAGTAACCCAGAAGACGGAAGCGAGCCAGTGTTAGTGAGTAACCCATGATATACAAGCGAGCCAAACTCGGCAAGTAACCCAAGCTAAGAAAGCGAGCCAAGAGGGTGAAGTAACCCATCAAAAGAAAGCGAGCCAAGCGAAGCAAGTAACCCAAAGTGGGTAAGCGAGCCATTGCTGGCGAGTAACCCAGGGTGATGAAGCGAGCCACCGATTATGAGTAACCCATGCTACCCAAGCGAGCCAGTCTCAAGGAGTAACCCATGATATACAAGCGAGCCAAGCTCAGTGAGTAACCCAAACTGAGGAAGTGAGCCATATGAGTTGAGTGACCCATGTCGCAGAAGCGAGCCAAGCACAGCAAGTAACCCAACGGAACGAAGCGAGCCATTCGAGAGGAGTAACCCATCTAGCGTAAGCGAGCCAAGCTAACAAAGTAACCCATTACAGAGAAGCGAGCTAAGCGATGGAAGTAACCCAAAAACTCCGTGCAAGCCATGTCAATTAGTAACCCATATACAATGAGCGACCTATGAATTACATTCAACTGATCCTGTTCAACTATCATCAACATATCTTCTACTATCAGAAGATGGAGAATACCTATCCCTCGCTTCTGCCAGATCGCGTGGTATATTATACGGACAAGACACTCTTCGAAAATACCTTGCCACGGGAAGATTTTGACTTCATTACCTATGATCTCAACTGACGATTACAAACCCCTCTCCACTCATCCCCTCATTCGCATCAAGAAAGGGGATATTATCGAAACCTGGTGCTATCGTAGCGGTCGGCGCGAGCCACACCGCTACGAAGACCCAGGTCTCATTTGTCTGTGCGATCTGTGTGTTCGGCATCGCGAACAACACGGTAAGCCCAACATTGCCTCCCGCCGTGGATCGCATAGCGGCGGGTCAACTTCCCCGCCATTAATGCCTTCAATAGATGATTGTTAGCCGTCTGATATGGAATGCCGTGTAATTCGGCATACATGCGTACTGTGAATTCATCCTCATCTAATCTATCATGCGAAAAGGCGTGATAGATTTCTTGCATTGCATCTTCAATGTTCAGATTCTCCACTTCCATATTTGCCTCATGTCGTAATTGTAATTGTATTTATCCACATCGTACTTCCCGTTCTCGCAGTGGATCACATAGCCGCCAATATCCGCCGCATCATTTTCACGTCCTGTCCGATAACTATACTCGGTCGCCAACGACCAGCAAGGGGTAAATAATACCCGCACGTCATAATTGTCATAGCTATCTGCGCGCAGATGATTATGGCTGCGAATGGCAACGTGCGGTATTGGCTGTTTCATCTTGACTGTATAGAGCCATGTGATTTTCGCCGCTGCCGTGTTAACTGCGTTCGCCCTGCCCCACGGTATAGAACCCATGCTGGCATGATGCGCCACATCCATTCGTACTCCACCGATTACCCCGCGGAAATGCCACCAGGAAGCAATATTATCTGAATAGCGTGCCGTGTGATCCAGATCATTGGCAATCGCTTCTTCGATCCATGCGCTTTTTCCGGTATGTGCCGCCGTTCCACGAATGACGATCACATGATCTACGACATCTATTAAAGGTTCGAGCGCCTCCAAAATGAGGCGCTGAATGGTGGCTTTGTTCGTAGACACTAACTGGATACTTCTTCGTTTAATATCCAATTCTGCCAGATCACCGTTCAATATGGCGATCTTCTCTCCTTCGAGCTTCGCGCAATTCTGTACAAAGTCCTTCCAGCAATCCCAAAGCCAGCGTTGCCCTTTGCTGGCATGATAAGTACCCCCGTCATCCAAATTCACAATCGGCGGGCAAAGGCTGACTGCACTGTTCAGGTGCATATCGCTGACAACGATAACGTGATATTTCATTTCTCCGGCCATGCAATGATCTCGACACGATTAGACCGATAATCGCTGGTTGTAGTCAGATTTGCGCCGCTGGCTTGATTAACATATATCTGTATCGTGTCCAGCACATTGAGACGCATGATATATGTACCTCGCAACATCCTGGTTACTGCCGTGGTTGAGCTGTTGATGTCTGACCAATGATCAACAAGATGATAGATGCCATTGTGATATATATATAAACTGGCTACTTCCCCATATGCCCATGCAGTGCTGGTATTGAATAAAAGTCGCGCATTGATAATATGTACTCCCGAAATCGGCGCAACATATTTCCATGCGCTGCCTGTTGTCACTGCTTTATAAGTGTCTATCTGTTTCGTCTCATAATTGACTACAGTAGTCACACCACTGGAAAACGTCTGTCCTGTGTTTTGTGTATATACTGCAATCAGTGGAGCAATCAGCCCTTCCATCTCATACCCTCAATTTTTGCCTGGCCGTGATATAAGCCTCATCCGGCGTCTCTAAGTCATAATCCCAAATTTCGATCACGTCTCGTTTGAAATGCGCACGAATGCGCGCCAGACGCCACGGATCATCTTTTCCGAAACTTCCTGTGTGCCAACGTGTGCCTAAGATTTCTACCGGTTGCCGATATGGAATGAACACAAGAAAATCTATCTTCACTCCACCGCGGCGCAAATTGCCCATCCACAAAGACAATTGAAATTGATAGGATATTCTGAGACGATCCAATGCCAGAGAGAAATAATATTCCTCTTTGCTTGCCCACGATCCTTGTACAAGGTAATTGTTTCCAACTGGCATTTTCTATCATGATGTCAGTGCATCTATCAGCGCAATCTCAACCAGATAGCGTTCCACATTCGAGCGATCACGTTCTTCCAGATGTTCCCATACCGGTCTGATCTTCACTCGATCCACAAATACCGACTTGCTGTCCAATGATTTAATCATGCTATGCATGGTCACCGGCGCAGTCGTGTTTTGCAATGTAATCAATGCATTGTATTTATCTAATGCAGTGCGGTAATCGTCTGGATTGCCCAGCAGATTGACTTCGTTATCTTCCAGGCGCGCCGTCAGCAAGATCGTATATTCCTGATCGAAACGTTTCACTGCCTCGATTGTCGTTGCAATGATGCGCGGCGTATTGTCGCTCCAGTAATTGTCGAAGCATAATATGAAACGTATCTTCTTACCAGATTTATCCACAACGACAGAGCCACTGGATGCCTCGTAGTCTTGGACATAGATTGCGCCTAAGGTGTCATCATCTCCTGCAGCGTCTATTGATTTGATATAGATTGCGCCAACCGGATCACGGTGCAATTTGACATTCCAGCTTATTTTCAGCTTGCGATAATACTTCTCAATATCATTCATCGAAAGATAATAATCCGATGTCTCCAATATGCCCCCACACCAGAAAGGATAGAAATGATATTGAACCCGTGGATGATTGTAAGGATCGACGCTTAACGGCATCCAAAGAATGTCTGCACCGCAAGAAAACCATAGCCGATCTACATTATCTCCCGGCATGCTCTGGATATAGAGAGACTGTATGCGCATTCCAACATCTGGTGCTACATAAAGCGTACACCATCCCTGATCGTTATATGCCATGATGCTGGAATACTTACTCGTTCCGCCATCAATTGCAACGATCAGCATTCCAGGATAAGAAACAATAGCCGAGATAACACCCCGCCGATCATCCGGCAAACTCTTTCCCCCCCAATTGGGGCCGATGTTATCGAAGACTCCTTCATAGTAGCGGAATACTGTATCATGCCAGGCGAAGTACAGATAACTGCCCTTTGTCGTTCGGGCTTTTCCAGAGCGATAATCGGTAGCAACGCGTTGTTCTTCCGAACTGATACGAAATGAGCGTCCGTTATAGACTTGCCAGATGCCCTCTTCCTTTAATACATGCACATTGCCATAAGTGCCATACTGAATCAATCCGGTAATTCGTTGATATAAATCCCCTATGTTTCCATTCGCCCCATCATAAGCATTGAAAGTAAGCGACGGACTTCCGGGGATGCTTGTTCCGGTCAAGTCTACCGGTTCTGCCTTATAGAGCTGTGGTGGAAAGCCGCCCGTCGCTCCCCAAACGAAATTCCCCGCCTCATCTCCCGCATAGAGTAAGTGGCTGAATTGCCCTGTCTCTGCCGGACTGCCGGCCGTATATCCGCCCAGGTCTGAATAATCCCATGTCCACGTTCCGGCATTGTTATATCCAACCATGCGCACCATTGCCGTGCTGTCGCCATTGGCAAAATAGAGTGCGCCATTTGCTGCCAGAACATCTTTCACAACGACATCATAGTTTGTATCAAATGCAGTAAATTCATAAAATTGATCTGATCCTATAATGACATATTCGGAAGACGCAGAGACAGGTGTAACGTCCCAATCTGGAGAAACGCTCAGAGTATTTGCTGTATTGCCGGTAATCAATCGCCAGGGTTGCTTTTGATCGCTTCCCGTGCCACGCATAATTTTTACAATACCACCCTTAAATGTATCCGTTGTCCAGGTTCTGGTTGTGTCTTGCAAGGTTGATGAAGTTTGCGTTCCGGTTGCAACGCCAAATGGAACATGTGGATAAACAAATAATTTAGATGGAGAATTGTTATCGTATTGCGCCACCCATAACAAGCCGCCTTTATATTCGACAAAGTGAGCTTTACAGTTGCGCGTCGTATCTGAATCCGTGAGGCGAAAATAAATACTTTTTCCTAAGCTTGTCCAGTTCGTGCCGTCCGTCGTTTGATATGTTGTTCTGGCAATTGAATTGGTTAGAATGGCGCTTCTTGTTCCGGCTCCGCCCGACATGCCGCCGAATTTCACCCAATAACTAGTACCGGAGGTCAAAGCCAAAGTCGTATCAGATACGACCCTTACAGTTCGCCATTCATAGGGATATGGCAATGCAGGCATCGCATAAAATTGTAGTGCAGTTCCGGGCTTGCTTCCTCCTGCATCATCCGCACAGATCGAAATCATAATATTTCCGGCAGGATCGAGGGGGTCTGTCCTCTTATAGACGAACGTGATATATTTTGCATTGAAATTTAAAGACGCAGTAAATTTTTGCGCAATCGCCTTTGGATAACTTTCCAGCTCATAAGCGGAATATTGCACTGCATCACCGGCAGAGGTGCGATAATCCCACGAAGTCGCATGATTTCGGTAAAACCCTTGAGCATATACTGCCATCCCCGGAACGATCATTTGTTCAGAACGAATGGTATCTATCATCCCATCTTTGTACATGGAATGATCTTTATCGAAGTCAAAGTTTCCTTGCCCGCCGCCCCACTCTTCCTGCACAATGCTTTCATAGGGCATATCCAGATCGCTATACTTCTCCACCCCTTGAAATGTCTTGATCGTACCACTTTCCATAGGGGTAATGTCAAACGCCAGCGGCGATGCATTCCCACGGTTATCACTCAAAATCAATCCAACGCTTGTAGCCCCGGAAGATAAGACAACATGGTGCGTACTGCGTTCATTGAAGATACTGGCTGTAGCTGTCATAATAACGGCACTCGCGGATCTTTCGGAATTCTCTTGCGCATCTCAGGGTTTGCAAGCAATTTGTCTCGATTTTGTATGGCTTCGCTCATCATTTGCAGGAAGATCGGCTTATCCCCGCCCACACGTTGCATCCGCCAGCGCCAGGCGTGAACCGCCGCACTCCACACCAGCAGCCGCAGATCAACGTAATTGCTGATGATCGAAGCATCGCTGCTCACCGTGGCATGTTTAGCTTCATAAGTCAATCGGATAGTTTTTCCGGCTTCTGGATATTGTAGATCGAATTCCAGATAACCATCTATCTCTCGCCACAATAACCACGGAATGTAAGGATAAGCTGAGCTGATGTTCTCTTCGATTTCCACACGTTTGATGTTATAGACGCCCGAAGGCAGCGCATAGCGTGCAGTGTTCGCCGTGGTGGTCAGGCTGGTGTCAATCGCCGGAACATCCCCCATGTCCTGCAATGCCTGATTGATGAACTGGATCAGCATTTCCTTCGGCCAATCTCCATTGATGACACTATAGGTATTGCCGGTTCCCGGCGCTCCGGCAAGAGCGGGCGAAAAAGTGAACATTCCAGTAGAATTCAGAAAGTCTGTCACTTTTCGGCTGTTGCCGCTATAAGTGCCGCTGGTAATCCAGAGTGTGCCACCATTCCAGAAATCATCCACTTCAGTGACACGCGCCGAGTCTATGAGTGTCGTGGTTGAACCATCGGCGGTCGTGGTGGAAGAAATAACATAGCCCAATACTTTTGCCAGTTCTAGCGTGGCATTGAATAGGGTCGTCATGGTTTATGCCTATGGTTTGCCTTTCACTCTTTTCAAACGTGGATTGCGCCGCTTTGCAGCCGGAGATGCTCGACGCGCACCGGCAGCTAAAATCTTCCTGGCACTTTCCATGCTAATACCTTGTCGTTTGGCAATTAATTGTGCGTTCTTTTCGAAGCCACGCACCTTTTTCTTTTTCTTGGCCATATCACACCTCCATTCCTATTATACATATTATCTCCCAAATCTGTCGAAGAGATAATGAGCCACATTCTTGATTGCACTCGCCGTCTCGCCGCCCTGTACCTGCGGATTCAATACCAATGCTCTTGCCAGAGCAACAATCCCATCAATGATTACCGATCCATAAACCGTCAAAGGGGCAACTGTCGAAGCAGATGCCGTACAAATACTCGGCGTCACACTCACGCTTCCTAATATTGCTGTGGGAGCGACTACGGTCGTGCTTGCCGCCGCAGCCCCCGGCGTCACAGAAAGGCTTCCCAAAACAGCAGTCGGATTGATCGAACTCGCCGTCGAAGAGGCAGCCGTTGGCGTCACAGAAATACCGCCGCCGGATTGCGCTTTGAAAGTGGCAATTGCACCGTACATCTCATCGCCGGTGTCGGTACAGGAATATGTACAAGAGTATGTTCCCGTTGCGCTCAGCACCCGCCGCGCTACCGCCACTGCCGCCCGTGCATTGTTCGTCACGGCATTGGAAAAGATCACTTCACTGAAGCTGTTGTTATAGTTTCGGCTTTCATCCACATTGATAGCCGTATCTGCCCCAAAGAACACAACTGCAAGTTCATCCGCCTGCGATGTCGTTCCTGTTGTTCCACTGGCTTGCGAAGTAACGACGGTTGATAGATTGCTCTCATTCTCCGCCGTTTGATCCAGTGGTGTGGTCGCAAAAGGTCCCGCAAATTCCACCACCACACCACGCCCATTGCCTGGCGGTGTGCTTTCGGCACTGGTAACAGATGTTTCGCCTCCCGCGGCAATCTTATAGTACCAGGTCGCACCCAGATTTCCAACATTTTCTGGTGTGTTAGTCAGAGCAGTCCATCCGGTAGGTGTTCCCCATGTAGTCCCGACTGCTAATGCTGAGGATCTGGCAACGCAGAAGATCAACAGGTTCCCAGCCGTCGCAGCGGAGAACGTCACCGTTACTGCGCCGCTGGCAACACTGTTCTCCGCCGTCTGAATCACATCTCCAAATGCCATCAGGCTATTCCTCGCTCAAACATCCAGACTCTCCAGAAGAGAATCAATGTCTGATTTCCTCTTCAACTCTAGCAACAATTCTGTAAATGGCATTCCAAAAATATCTCTGAATCCGTCCTCATAGTACTCTCGGAAATCCTCAGAGACTTCTTCCGGGTGCGTCGTTATCGCAACAGCAACATCATCTACTTCCATGCTGCTCTTAACCATAATTATGATATGCAGTCCGAGTTCTCCTTCTTCGGTATATCTGATACCCATTTGTGGAATATCAATTTCAATCTCATTCATAAGTACTCGCATCTACCTCAATTTATAGGCGTCATCTTTCAAGATATGTACACCTATAGGCCTTTCAACTCGCACATGTAGCGCCTGGGTAAACCAAAGCCGTGCCAGTTCTAAGAGTGCTTCACGTTCTTCTGTATTCAATTCAAATGCTTCATCTGAAAATGAACGCGCCCGATTTTGATAATATTCAGCGATGCCTTTTGGAAGTGGCGACTTCGGATCAATCAATTCTTCTGGAGCTTCATCTTCGTTGCGCGCCTGATAGATGCGCGCCAGTGTTGCCGGATATATCTCGGAAGGAAGGAAGGCATACCATTCGCAACCCAGGTCTTCTTCACGCTTCTCGCGTCTGGCATAGGCCATTACATCATACTTTCCGGTAATGTCCGAAAGCAATTTTCTTATCCAGCGCATATTCTTTACTCCGCCAAGCGAATCTCGAAATTCTGAATCGTCAATGTCTGTCCATCGCTTACTACGCGTGCGCTGCCCAAGCTTCCATAGTGATATACTTGGCGGCTGCTGACCGTTGCATTATCATCCGTGATGACGGCATATGTTGCGCCGTTCCCATCTAATGGCAGTGTTCCACCACTTGCCGTCCAGACAATATCTTTTACCTGCACATAAGCAATATCATTCGTGTCGTCCTCGGTCAGAACGTCGAAGTCTGTCGCATTTCGGCTCAGGCTGATACCGCCGCTGGTGTATCCATTTCCGGTAGCAATCTCCGTCAGATCAGACATGAGATTGGTATCTGCCGTTGGAGTGCTTTTCACCAATGCCATGTAAAAGCTGGTGGTCACCGGCGCAGTCGTCCTTGCCCATAGCGCAAGGTTAGAATACTTACCCCTGTTTGTCCATCCGGCCATGTTCGCCTCCTATTATCCTAATGCGACATAGGTCAGATCATCTCCGGCATTATCACAGATATAGTATAGCTTGCTCATATTCTGTACATAAAACCAGGGGCTGATCGTCCCAGGGGCTAATTCCAAACCGCTGGTAGTATCGGTCGTTCCATCCGGTTTGGTAACTTCCGCCCCGCCGATATAAACATTACCGGCATTCGATTTGAGTGCAGTAAAGATAACTGCACGGCAAATGATGTTCGGCATCTGTGCCGCCGATATTGATCCGGCAAGTTCGCCACTCACCACGCGATTATAGATTTCCATTTCAAGACCTCCTGTAGATATTACTATGCATTGTTTTCGCAACAAGATTATAACCTATTGGCTCGAATTTCCATCCTGGCTCGAAGCCAACAACCACCCATTCTGGCGGACTTGCCTTGAATGCATTGCGCCATGCCTCCCGCCGTTCATGAACATTCTCGCGAATCTCGATTTGTTCTGTCATTCCACCAAATGGCGGCTTACCGGAATAGATATAGATTCCCGTATGCAATCCATTCACCCATAATCTGCCCGGCTTATCTCTCAGCCATTCTCCAACCGCCTTTGCATCTTGATTAATGTTCGCCAGTCCAGGGTAATATCTGCGCCAGATATTGGGTAAATAGAACATTCCGCTCAGGATTTCCGTCGCCAATAATCCGTAGATTGCCGTCTGTGGCAAAGCAAGCGCGATCCACGCCGCCAACGGAATGAAGTGATTGGAGCGCACAGCAATTCCAACGATCATCAATAACATATAGAGAAATAACGGCAGCCAATATAGAACATCTGGGCGATTGACAATCGCAAACCAAAGCCACGGCAAGATGAATAACATTCCCTGAGATGGAATATTGATATAATCCACTCCATTTTTGAGCAGTTTACGTCTCATCTCCGTCATGCGCTTCGGCACAACAATATTCGCTTCCCATAACCAGCCCCAATATTGCGGAGCGTAGAAGCGTATTAGCAGCGCAATACTTATCCCTGTCAACGAAAGCAGTGTAAAAGGAAGATACCACCCATGCAATAAGGGAATGACAAGCACAGATACCAGTTTGGGTTCGAATGCTACCGCAGCGAACAACAAAGCCGTTGAAATCCATTCCTGCTGCGCAAAGAGCGAGAGCATAATCAATCCCGCCGCCTGTTGTCCGACGTTCCCGTGGAAGGCATATAGCCATCCACTATTGACCAGAGCGACGAATGCCAATCCCTGCCACCCGCCAATGATGAACCCAGGAATAGATATAAGAAAATGGTGGGCAAACTTTACACGTTTCACGTCTTTGCCCACCATTTTTGCAATGCCCCTGTACCAGTAGTGTATTAGAGGGGATTTGCAATCAATGAAATCTTTGCCGTATCTTGCGCCGGTAAATCCCTCCAAATTGAACATTGCCCAATCTGGATCAATCTCCGTCCGACTATAACGCCAGGCATACCAAAGCGATAAGGCAAAAATCAAGAATATCATCAAAACTCCAGAATAATGAAATCATCTATGCGTGTTGTCTTCGGCTTCAATGCCTCGATATATTGATCCACGACTTTTGTAACATCCGGCATCGTTCCGTAATCATGTACTGCAATATAACGCGTGATTGCCCAAAGCTTGCGTAGATCATTTTCGATGCAATCTGCGGAATGTCCTCCATCCACAATAGCCAGAAAGAATTCCTCAGATGGCGTCCAATCACGGCTGTCCATCGGCACAATTTTGATCGTCGCCTTTGCATTGGATATGTTTTCCGAAAAGACTTCGATCTGATCCCGCCCTTTCAATTCCTTCTGGTAAAGTTCTTCCATCCCCGGCGTTTTGTCGGCTTGTATATCGAACGGATCAACGACTACAATCGTTCGATCTGGAAATTCATTTGCCAACAGACGCGTTCCATCTCCGCCCAAGCAACCAATCTCAAGAATATCTCCGCGTTCTGGCTTTCTTTTCTTCACCCATTCGATAACTTTCCTGTAATTTGCCAGCATCACTCAATCGCCTCCGACGGATCCTCAGGCATTTTCGTTCCAATGACTGTGTTTTTCATGGCTTTTTCCCGCTGTCCATTCACTTCGGCAATATACCATTCTCCAATTGCTATCTTGGTATAAAATCCGGCGCGTTCAAGAATAGCCCGCAACCAATTCAGCGTAAAGCCACTTCTGTTTTGTACATTGTCGTCGCCATAAAGGCTGAGATAGACCATTGCAGATGGATTGTCGTTCGTCACGATCTCGCTGCAAGCCCATTCAAGGCTTGGCGTGGTGACTATCATATCCCCACCCGTTTTCAATTTCTCCTTATAGTATTCAATTGCTTCCGGCACATCACGCCGATTGAATTGTTGCAATACATGATCCAATACGATCATGTCGAAATCTTTATCATCCTCAGATAATTCCTCGACGATCTCAATTCCCAATCCCCCATATCGTTGCTTGATTAATTCGGGATTACCTTGCGCCAGTATTCTCATATGTTACCCCATTGACATAATCTTTGTAGTCCTTATACGTCACAGCCGCCGGTTTGATATGGCCGCAGGTGATCGTAGTATCCACCCACGGTCTGATGCCCACCTGTGCCGCAAGCTCCCAAAAGTGATGATCCTCTGTCCGTCCATATTCCATCGCATAAAATGGAAATGCACGATCATCGTCTTCGTCTGGTTTTTGTATTCGCATGCAATACCAGCCATTGATGACGATTTCTTTCATCGTTTCCGGTTGTGCCGTAAGTTCTGGAATGTTCTTATTATAGATGGCGCTCTTATGTATGGGCATATAAGAGCCATTAGGACGGACAAAGATTTCAAATTCACTCTGGATGCGTTCATAAACGGAACGGTGTACCAATGTACACCCCATCCCAACGCTATCCACCTGCATCAGCGCCCCATAAGGAAAATTATAGAGCGCGTCATATCCAACGCCATCTTTATTTTTCACATAAGCAATTGGATTCTTCGGCGGATTGGGATTGAAATACAGCCCGGCGACTGCATCTTTATTGTGTGCCAGCAATCTGGATATGACGTTATCCGGCGGTACGGTATCGTCATCGAACCACATCAGCCATTCTGCCTTCCAATCATGCTGTGGATCGCCGCCCAGGAATCTCTTGGTAATCACCACGCGGTTGGCATCGGTCTTCGAAGCACGCCCTTTTTCATTGACGTTTCGCCATCCGCCAACGATGTTGTTTTTGTTGAAATCGGGCAGCGCGCTTCCAATGGTCATGATCTGTCCAATTTCTATTCCGTTTTGCTGTTCCTGTAATAGCAAGCCAAGCATTCTTCCCCACCAGGAAGAATACTGCACCTGTCCGCAGGCAATTCCAATATCAATTTTGTGGCTCATGATCTATCCTTCTATGGTCTTCCGGCTTCCCAATCCTCAAGACGCCCTTGCTGTGAGTACCAGGCGCGTTGACGCCGATGGAAATCGCACAATGCATTTTCCATCGCTGTTTTCATAGATAATTGCATGATCTGTCCGTCGGGGTCTGAAACAAACGTTTCGATCTGAATCGTCACATAACGCCCGCATCCAGGATATTTACACTTTACAATGGGGCTGATGCTCGATAGAGACATTGTCGGTTTTAGAAGAGGGGCGGCGTTTCCACCGCCCCTCAGTTGATTAGCTCACCGCGGTCAAAATGGCGTGTGCCTTCTCCTGTCGCAGGCAGAAGGTGAACTCGCCGACCACTTCGGCGCGCTCATAGTCGCCGGTCTTGGCGAGGTCTTCCCACTGGAACGGATCATAGGTGATGAACCCAACGTGTTGCAGGTCAACGATGGGAACAATGTTGGAAGCAACCCAACGCGTCATCACCAGATCAACCGTACCAAATGGGGTGTTGATGCGGTCAATGTTCATGCCGACTTCGCGCGTATCCTGAGATACACGCAGGATGGTCGCCGAAGCTACTCCAGTCGTGTCATAGAAGTTTTTGATCTTCTGTTTCACAACCGGATTGACGAATGCCACCCACGGCCCGCCGCCACCATTGTTATAAGCGGAAAGAACCGCATTCTCAAATGCCGCCTGAGACAGACTCGCTCCACTGATCTTGTTGGTGGTGATGAAGCCCTGCAAGCCGTTCATGATGCGGCCAACCGAAACAGAACCGGTCGAAAGCGCCTTCGAGTTAAATATATGTTTCTCAATCATGCGCATAATCGCCGGAACAGCCTTATCTTTCTGATAAGCCATTTCATCTGCAATGCCATATTGAGATAACTTGATTTGCGAACGCGGGACTTTGACTTCCTGATGGAAAATCTGTGTCACATTCGAACCGGTTGTACGAGTCGTAAATGCAATCGGCGTGCTTTCCGCACCTTCCACGCGTGCATTGGAGATGATCTCAATAGACGCAGTGGAGGCGTGGGTCGCAGCCGTAGAACCGGCAACGCCACGAGTAACGGTCAAGATATTGGTTGTAATCGCAGCCGAGGAGACCCAGAGATATTCACTATCAATCTTGATAATGTATCCTGGCTCATACAGCGAAGCATCCGTAACCGTAATCGTGGTGACAGTAGAAGTGATGCTGGCCGATTCATTCAAAGTATCGCTCAATGGAGCATGAGTATCCTCAAGCCATTCGACAGTCTTTGAAGGCCAGTTCACAAAACGAAATTTTGAAGCAGCTCCATCCAAACCGCCCATCGCGGCAATCGCCGGAGTGGTGGTCGGGTCAATCAAGCTGATGACATCCGTAATTGCCCGGCGATGAGTGGTGGTATCGCTGTAAGTGCTGAATGGACTATCCGTGACAGCCATTTAAAAACCTCCTAATTCATAGAGCCAACCCCTTCTGGCGATATTTGCGCCGAATTTGCAGCGCCTCTTCGCTTCCAGGGCGAACGCTTTGTATCTCGCGCAGATACTGTGCCATCAAATCACCGCTGGGCTGACCCTGACCTATCGCCGGGGAACGTGCAGCAGGCACAGACGGCGCACCTTGCCCCGCGCCTTTCAGACGCGCGGCCTTCGCCTTCACCGCCGCTTCACGCGATTCGAGATATTCCATTGGGTCCAGCGTGCGGAAGTTGACCAGCTTGATCTCAGGGTCATCTTCATTCAAAGTCACGCCATACCTCTTCTCGATCAGCGCTGCGCGCCGGTTGACCGCCTCCACAATCGGATCAGGAATGATAGGAGCAGCTCCTTCGTCTGCTTCCGGCTGATCCTGGATTGACTGAAGATAACGCTCGATCTCTTGCTGTTTTATGTGTTCTGGCATCTGTAATCCCAGCGCCGCATAAATCTCAGCCTTCTCTTGCAGTTTCTTCTCCAGTTCTTTCTTGATGCGGTCAGACTTCTTGTCCGTCATGCTCTGGATTTTACGTGTCAGCTTTTCGCTGAACTGATCCAAAACATGCTCCAGAATGTCTTCTGTGACGTATTGTGGTTGACTCTCTGGAAGTGCGCCATCCGCCTGAATGGTTTCGTCCGGCAGTTGTTCCTCCGCCAAACCACTCCCAAAGCTGTTGTCAATACTGTCCATTCAAGACCTCCTCATACACTTGTACAATTATTATAACATGAGATTTATCTTGCATTGATTGGATCCCATGCAAATCCCTGTCTTACCAGAGCAAGCCAATCCTCAAAAGACATGGGCGGGCGCTCTTGTTCCCAAATATCACGCAGAGTCGCCATGCTGCTCGGCCCCAGCGGACGATTGAGAAGCGATTCTGCCAGCAGAAATGTCAATAATTCTGTTGGGAATACCTCATAGTTCACTTCATATTCCGGCTCATATAAATTCCCCAGCGCTTCTTTGCGCATCCCCTCTTCGCCTATCACATAATAACGCGCCATTGGAGATAATTGATCTTTCCGATCTCTATTCCAATCCCAATAGGCTTTCAATTCTGGGTGCTGCGCCAGAAATGCCCGACGTTCATTCTTTGGAAGGCTGTAATATTGATTCTGTGTCGCCTTAATCATAGGAAAATACATTGCTCTTTCAGCCAGATAGAAATAATATTCCTGTAAAACTTCTGGCGATGCGCCAGCAAGATAGCTATCCTCGCTAATGATGTATGGCAATAGATCAGGATGCTGCATCAAAAAGATCGCCTTCGCATCCTGATACTGATAATATTCTGGATGATTGCGCTTGAATTCATCTCGCATCGCTTCCGGCAATGACCAGTAGAATTTCATCAAATCTGATCCAGGAAGCGAATTATATTGGTCATAGAGCGCACTTAATTCCGGCGTCGGCAGTTCAATCTGTGGCATCCCCCCTGGCGCAGTTTCAGGAACAACCCCACGCATAGCACGCACCCATCCGGCAAGCGTCTCTGTATCAATGCTGTCATAGCTACGCGTCTCTTTGTTCAAGAAACTATCCGCAAAGAGATCGCCGAACTGTTCACGCACAGCGCGTCTCTCTAAATCGCTCAATTTATAATAGGCATCCCAGGCATTGCTGACCAAAAATTGACGCATCATGGCTTCTGGATCATCCCAGTTTCTAAGCATCATGCGCGCCTGATACTCTGGATATTTATCGAAAAACTCCGTCAGCTTTCCTTGATCGGCATATTGCTCGAATAGAGTTCTCAACTTTCTCTGTTGTTCTTCGCCCTCTGGAAAGAAGTCCGCCCAGAAGATAGACGCAAAAGAACGAACCGCCTGTTGTTGTGCCGCAGTTCTTTCCGCCGCTTCCCAAAGCGGGCCGCTCTTATCTACCATTGCTTTGCGGATCAATTCAATATCTGCACCATTAGCAGCCATGTTCGCCAGTTCGCGCTGAATATAGTATTCATACAGAAAACCACGATAGGCTTCTGGATTTTCAGCCGCTCCCAATGCATTGGATATTGTCTCCGGTATGTTGATTCCACCTGGCGTCATGAAGCTGGTGATGTTCTGAATGGTGGAGAACAATGGGTAACTACCAACACCACCACCATAACGATCCTGTAATAATCCTGTTCGTTCTAATGCCCATTGCAACGGCAAGCTAAATGAGAACACAGTGTTGACCAAATCCAGCGGTGTGGAAACTTCTGCCTTCACTTCGGCTTCTGCTTGTCTATATGCTTGTTCCCATATTGCGCCGGATTGACTCTTTTTGGCTTGATCGCCCTCTTCGGGTGTAATCTCGCCATTCTGTATCATTTCGTCAATAATATAAGTGGCACGCCCAACACGATTAGAAATATCACGTGCCAACGGCCGCGTTACCTGGGCAAGCATACTTTCGAAACCGAATATCTGATGCCACGGATCAACATAAATCGTGTTGCCCCAACCCTCCGGCATAAAAGGCATTGGAATAGCCAGCTTTCCCGCCAGACGCGAAGGAAATCCTTCCACCGGTCTGGCTAATTCTTCTTGCATTTCACGGATGCGATGCCATTGCACGAACCACGCCGGTCGGTCAATAGCAGTAAGCATCCAGTTCAGTGCAGAACGCGTGTACCAGAATTGATAAGGGATGAATAAGTTGGCAATATTATCTAAACCATAACGCCGATCATAATCCAGCATCGCCATATTCATACTGATCTCAGAAAACTTTGTGGCAGCGAACTTGGCATCTGTCAATTGTCCACGAACTTTCTCTGCCCACAAACGCAAGGCTTTGGTTTGTTCTGGTGTAAGATTCAGATTCTTAGCCGTCACTGCTCGCTTTGTCGGATCAAGCATAGTATCTTCCAATGCGCGCAACAATGGGCTGACCTCAGTATTCCATCCTTGCCAATTGATGTCATAAAGCGGCATCCCAGATAAACCATCTATCGTCCCTGGAGGTGCTACGCCAATCACATCTGCTCCTGTCGGAGCGGTCGGTTTCTTTTCAATCGGCTTGTATCCGGGTAAATCTTCTGTCCATCCGCGCAATGCGCCTTCAAGCCGTTCCTGTTCAATCGTCTGTGCTAGTTTCAGAACCTCGTCTGGATCAGGTTCTGGAAAATCAGCAACGCGCGGTTCTTGCGGTAATTCAATTCCTTTTTCAATTGCATGCCGCTCCAATGCCTGGCGTGCAATTTCAGGATTGATCTCCAGAATATCTTTATAATCTGTCCCACCATATTTATTGATCGTATTGATAAGGCGTTTATCGAAACCGGAAATCGGTCTTCCACTTTCATCTGCGCTCGGAATTCCATACTCAGAAGCCAGACGGCGCATCTCTATCACAAACAAACGATCTTGTTCGGTGAGGCCGGTCATTTCATATAATTTCTGCTGGCGTGCTTCCTGAACCCATTTCTCGGCAGGCGCAATAGGTTCGGCTCTGGGTGGGCTTGCCGCTCCAGATTTTTCGATTTGCATTGCCCGTGCATAGACTTCGCGTGCGCCAGCCAGGTTCTCGGCGAGGCGTCTTGCCATCAACGGTTGATAGGTCTCGCGCCAGAATTTCTCCCACGCCGGGCCGCGTTGTTCACGTGGCATCTCTTCCAGGCTCAGGCGGAAGTTTTCAACAGCAGTATAAAGTTCGTCTGTTATGTTTCGTACTCCATCCAACCATTGTTTGGCAGCCACAGCAGCTTCTTCGCCATAGCGCGTCCCAATCATCTCTACGACTTTCGTATCCCGCGCCGCCTGTATCTCCAAAGCTCTGGTATTGGTCTCGATATAGAGCTGACGGTTCTTTTCTCTCACTTCCGCCCAAAGATCGCTGATGCGCTTCCATTCCTGAGCCGGTACATCTTTTCCTTTCAGCTTCGCAGCTTCCGCCCGCAATCGTTTATAGTCCGCCAGAACCGTGTCGTAAAAACCACGCCACAGATTATGTTCATCCAAAGCAGTATTGGCAAAGAATTTTCCATAAGCGCTGTCAACTCCCAACGCCTCAGAGACACCGGCGTACATAGCGCGTACGTTTTCATTGAGCATTTTGTACGCATCTCGTTGTTGTTCATACTGGCGAATCACAGCCGCCGAAATATCATCTCCTCGAACGCCGATCTCTTTCCCAGAAAAAATGGCATCCCACTGACTGATGTCATACATGCGTTGCTCATAATGCATCTGAGAAATATCATCGAAAACCGCCAATGTCCCTAATGTTCCTTCTTCGGAGCTTTTATTAATCGCCTTCTCGAAACGCGCCATGACTTGTTCTCGATGTTGTTTGGCAAATTCCTGACGCGCCTGTTTCACTACGTCATCAAAGGCGGCATGTATTTGATTGCTCGTAGCCCCTGGCGGTAATTTCTCTCTTAACTGATCTAAGATGCCAAGCTGATCCAACAATTGGCGTGCCGCCGTAGCGTCTTTCCCTAAAGCAGAAGCAGCATCCCCAACAGCTTCATCTACCACCCGCCCAATATCTGCTTCGGCGAACAGGCTATCAATAATCTTCTGTCCATCATGCAGCCCGGCGATCTTGTTATAGAGAGCATGAGCATTTTCTTTGCCGATTGCATTTTCGAGTTCTGCGGGCAAACGATCAAATCCTTTTCCGGGTTGCCACAGATTGTTCATTGCTTTGCGCAAACCATCCGCAAAGGCTGCGGTGCGCATTTTTACCTCAGCCCTGGCGGATAATCTGCCCATCGAGACAGGCAGCTTCTCCCGAATTCCGCTTATCAATTTTTCGGCTCTGGAAATTGCATCCGGCGGTGTTTCTTTTGCTTTGGCAATGGCACCCGGCAATGCCTTTCCGCCGAATGAGTATTCAGCCAAGCCACCTTTCACAAGACTTTCTGGCGCAATCCCATGATAGAAATCCGCAATATACTTTTGCGCCCCGCCGGAAATAGCAAATCCAAGAATACCCCCTTCACGTGTGATCTTCAATGTGTTGTCTATAATGTTCTGCAATGCATATGATGGCGAAGCATCCAGAAATACCAGTCCTTGTACCTGACGAACGATATTCCCCAATCGAATGGAAAAGGAATCGGGCTTTACTCCATAATAATCCACTGCCCATTGGGATACGCCATCTATCAGTGTGGCATACATCTTGCCGATCATCTGATTATCGCTCCACACTGCGCCCTTGCTGCTCACTGCATCGGCAAATTCTTTCAGACTTTCCGGCGTCAATTCTCCATCATCAATGGCTTTCAATATCGCCTGTGCTGCATCATCCCCCACACGTTGAGCAGTTTCTCGCAGGCTATTGAAGAAAGTCAAAGCATTGCGATCACCACTGCGAATATCCATCAAGCGTTTTATCAATGTCGCTTCGTCTATGTTGTTCACTTTGGCGATATTCTGCAATGCAATGCGCATCTGGCGCGCCTGCGGTGAGTTATATTCTTCCAAGGCCTGTTTCAACAGGGGCAAATTCTCGCGCAACGAAGGAATCAGCGCTCCCATCTCCGGCCCCCCAAATGCCTTTACCGACAATTGCGCAGCGGCTTCGATCTGATTATCCGCGATCAATTCCACGAACTTCACGAATTGTTCAGGGTTCATTGCCGCCCGATCTGCGATCATGGCAATATTCTGAGACCCAACATTGACCAGTTCTTTTACTCTGGACTCTGGCGTCAGATGAAACAGATAACCAAAAGATCGTGCGATAGGACTGCTGTCTCCGCCAAGTGCCTTATAAGCTGCGCCACGGATGCCGCCATTGGGCATCTTCTCCAACAATTTTGGTGTTCCGTCCGGGGAATAAGCGCCGCTCAACCATTTCTCGATGGGCGATAATTGTTTCCAATCCGCAAACTCCATTGTGCGCGTCAGGGCTTTGAAGCGTTGGACACCCTGAACCGGCCCTGCTGCACCTTCCATTGCATTTGCAAACTCCGGTGCTGCGCCGAGTAATTTCCCCACACCCCCGGCTATTTTCGTTGTCCATCCCCCCAAATAATTAAACGGATCGAGAAAGATAGACCCCAACAATTCTTTCATCTGTCCCTGGAATCCATAACGCTGCACGAATTCTTCATCCAGGGCAGCACGTCCCTCCGCCCACTGTTCTGGTGGGATAGAATCCAGACGGCGCATATATTCGATCAGCGCCCGCGCGCCTTGTTGTTCTTCAGGGATGATGCGAGTTTTAGTCGTTCCAAATTCCCAGGCTTCCATCTGCGGGCGGGGCACCGTGGATACTTTCCATTTTCCATCCTCAATGCGCAATTCAACCGGAGATTTTATCCCTGGAAATAGTTGAGAAACCTTTTCTACTTGTTCTGCCTGCCGACCAAATCCAAGCCCTTCCAATCCGCGTTGGATACTTTCCAGTCCGGTGCGCATTCCGGCCACCGGTATTTGGAATGGTTGAAGGCGGGTAAATGCTTCCATAGGACTTGCAAGCGGCATTACCCGCGCCGCATGCTCAGACGCATACCAGGCATCATCCAGATTGCGTATCCATTCACCAAACGTGAAATCATCGCCAGGTTTGAGCGAATACAATCCAAGTCCAACAGTGCCAACGGCGCGTTTACCGGTGCGCCAGGCAACGCCCAGCACACGATCCATGAAGGTTTGCAGCGCCGGAAACTTCTGTCCGAGGACTCCCAAACCTGTACCAATGGCCGCGCCGACGATCCCACCTTGAAGACCACCACCTCCGGCAATGCCGGCTACCGCACCGGTTGCCGCTCCCGCCGGAACAGCCGTTCCCATGACGCGCATGCTCAATCGCTGCCACGGGTCTAAAGAATTCCATTCTTCCTCAGTCATGCCGTAATAACGCGCCTGTCCGGGGGCAATTTCCGGCAATGGTTCGGCGCCAATTTGCGGCATTTGGATTCCTTCGAGTGGAATTGCATCCAGCAAGCTGACTACTTCCGTAGGCAAAAGATTGTTTTGCTCATAGAAGTTGTACGCTTGCTCAATCAATCCGCTTACGCGGTCATCCATCCATTCCGGTCTGGTTGTGGCGCGCGTCAATCCATAGAGCGTCTTGAGACGTTCACTGTCATAACTGACAAGATTCCTGGGTATTTCTGGGCGCTCGACAGCTTCTGGGCGCATCGGCTGTCTTTCCGGGCGATCCAATCCATAAAGATCGCCGAAGACGCCGCGCCAGATTTCACCTGCATCAGGAGAGGAAGGTGGACGATCGGTCATCTTTTTATACGTTGAATTGCGCTACGGCGCTCGTCCATCCAGGCGCAACACCTGCACGGCCCTTCTTGCCTTTCTTGCCACCGGCTTTTGGCTTATAACCTAATACCTTTTTGCCCGCAGGGACTTTTGTCTCTCCGGTATATGGATTGAAGCGTGCCGGATTCATCACATCATATCTTTCTTGTGGTGTCAATTCACGCCCCAATCTTTGTTCCCAGAGATTAGTCATCCATGCATAGCGACCTCCACGGTTTCTGTTTCTACTGAAAGTATATCCGCTATAAGTCGCCGGATTCCCATAATTGGGGTCATACATCGTAGCCGTAATCGCCGGTTCCCATGCTCCGGTCACGGGATTATAAGCGCCGAGGCCACCAAGCTCACCATAGACTCGTCCCGTATAGCCGCCAGATGTTGCGCCATACCAACCGGCAGGTTGATTATTTTCTCGCATTAAATCCACCCAGGTACTCATTCTTTGATATACGCCAGGATTCCAGCCACCGGCGGTTGGCTGCGGAGTTTGCCGCGGTGCGGCAGTTGGCGGCATATATGGCCCCTGCCCATAGGTTGGATAAGAAGATCGGCCCCTGACCGGCGGCATATACGGCCCCTGCCCATAGGTTGGATAAGGCGAGCGACCTCCACCAATCGGACGCCAAGAGGATGGATGATCATAAGGGTCTCTAGGCATTGAACACCTCCATTATCTGCCGTCTGATCTCTGGATCAACATATTGCCATGCATCCACCGGCAGAGTAGATGCATGTAGAGCAAGTTCCAATTCGCGGTCTGGGCGATAAAAATCATCTATCGTATCCCGCACAATATCGGCCGCTTCGCGGCGTGCAGCCAGAATCATCTCACGCAGATCATCAATATTCATCGTCACGGCATTTCACCTCCGGGCATCTGTTCACCGCGCATTTGTTCGGGCCCCTGCATTCCACCCATCATCATCTCCGGCGGTATTCCTTGCATTCCCATCGCTTCTGGCTGGGAAGGTGGTGGCTGTGGCATATTCTGCGCCTGTTGTTGTTGCATCATCTGTTGTAATTCGCTCCCAATCAAGGCATCTCGTATTCTTTGTTGCCATAGACGCTTCACCATTTCTTTGGGTTGACGTTCATTCAACAGATGTTCGTACAAATATTCATCCGGTACACGATCCTTCAGAATATTGAAAATGTTTGCCTGTTGCAGGCGATCCTGCGGCATGGCAATATCCAGATTGACTTCTATTTCAAGATTATCCGGTATCTGTGCGGCGTTCAAGGTATAAATGTTTCCGCGTTCCTGTCCTTGATATTCCCCAGAATCGTTCTTCATCCACAAGAAAGCCATCCGCAGCGCGTCGCCCAGCGCCCATTCCATCTTGCGCTGCACCGGCACTAATGGCAAGCGCCCTGCTTGTGAAAGAAGTGCCGTCTCGCTGTATGTAGAATTTGGTCCCAAGGGCTTACCGGCAACCTGTTTATAGATCGTGCTTTCTGTGCCAAGCTGATCGGATAAATTCCACGCCTGCCACATTTCGTTGTTCGCCGGATCGGAGGGGAACGGCATCATTTCATATCGCGGATCAATCTGAATCATATTGATCGGCATAGTCAAATCAATTTCCGGCTTGCTTGCATCAGATGGGGCTTTGTATAAATAGGTCGCCCACATTCTGGTTCTTGCTCTGGTATAGATTGCCGATAGCGCAATATTTTGGCTTTTCCAAACGCCGCTTTTCCACATGCGATACAGGAACGGCATTCGGCGCATCTTCCGATCAGAGAACATCTCAGAACCTTCGATTGTATGCACCACAACCGGAATAAATCCTAATTCATTCTCTCGAAAATAGATCGGCTTTTTTGCGCCTTCGATCCAACAGACGTAATAATCCAAATCCCACATTGACCAGACAAAATAAGTATTCAATCGTCCGAGTGAGCTACTCGAATATGATCCAACGGCTTCTCTTCCGGCATCTCCATATTCATCTATGATCCGTTGCGCGCTCATTTCTACTCGCCGCGCCCAGGCGCGCATCCCCATAATGTCCCAATCCACATAACAACCTGTCGGATCATGCACAGAAAACAGATAAGGCGTCAGATTTTTGACACGTTCTGCGCGCGCTGCCAATCCACCGCCGCGGCTTTTCACCTGTTCATATAGATCATTCGTGCTATTAACGGTTATGTGAATCTCATCATACAGCAAACCAGAACGAATACCATCCACAATCAACAGAGATCCGCGAATTCGATCCGACTGCCGCAGCATAATTTGGGCAAACCGTTCAATATTATTCAGCGTTTCCGGGTCGGTCGTTTCGTGCATTTCTTCCGGCACGTTCACGCCCGGTTCGTTGACGCTCAACAAGCGCACTGCGGTTTCGATTGCATTGCTCGCTGTGGGAGAATATGAGATTACGATATTCTTGAACGTATTGCCGAGCTTCTCTAATTCTGGGTCATCCAGTGTGTACATGTGGCGCATGGCCTGGATCATCTCATCACGCCCAGAACTGGAAGTCTGCATATCATACGCATACTGTGTCAATTCCAGAAACTTTTGTTCATCGTACTTTTTTTCTGTCATCCCAGTATCTTCCTTAGTTTCTCAAACTCGCGGTTATATAACAATATCCCCATTCCTACGCGTTCCGTCGGCTTGTGATCGTAATTCGTCAATGCATAGCGCAGTGCATCGTAGGCATGATCGTCCGCCTCCGTGTCAACATCTTCGGGCCAGATTAAACTGCTGGGAATTGTTTCCATAGTCTCGATCAAATATTCGCAATTAGACATCACCTGCAATCCAGGCTTGCCATCCGGCAATTTTGCCAACAGGCGATGGATGCGCTGCTTCCCATCTATGCGATCATTATCAGCAGGCGTTAATATTATACCTTCTGTTCGATATTCATCGGCAATGCTGGTCACCACATCTGCGACATTCTTCTTTGCCCACATGCTTGGATCGGCATACGTGATATTGATATTTTCACCTGGCGATGTCAATTCGCGGATGATCCTTGCCTGCTGGCGATCCGTCAATTGCTTCGCAGTATATTCACGATAGACATATATTCTTCCACTGTCAGGATCGCGTGATAACCACAGGCAAACGAGGGGCGCGGCATAGCCCCAGTCAATTGCCCTCCAGCGCGGCCATTCTTTAGGAATATCGAATGGTTCGACGACATGTTCTGCACCATTCCAATCTGGGAATGCAATACCTTCGAATGTATCCCAATCGCCATCGCGCCATGCAGAACCCAACGGGCCGCGCAGAGATTCCAGGTATTCGATATAGTCACGGCTCAAGAACGGATTATCGCGGTAAGTAGCCGGAAAGAAACGAACCGGAAGCCCCAGAAAGCGGGTTGTTGGATCGGCGCGGACGAATGTCTTTTTGAACCATCGGTGTCCGATTCCGCCTGGGTTAGTAGAGAGATAAACTCGTGTTCGCCATCCTTGAATGCTGGAACGGATACTACCGCGCAAAGCAGTGATTCTATCTTCTCCGACTTGTGTCGCTTCTTCTATGACGACCGCATCATATTCCAGGCCGATATAGCGATCAATGTCCTGGCTATTGCGATAACCGCCGATGATAATCCGGCTTTCCCCCACACGCAACAACCCACTCGCTCCACTATAACTATAAGCCACCCTGCCCAGAACACGCTTTGCCAGACCTTCGAGACTTTCTCCTGCGGATCGTTGTAACTTTCGCAGATATAATACAGTCAATCCTGGTTGACGACGACAATCATCCAGTGCCACTTGTGCCAGCACGGCGTGGGATTTTCCTGGGCCGCGTGCGCCGCCCAGGGCAATCCAGTAAGGGCCGTCATCTTGATCCGCCATGCGTGCGGCGGCATGAAAATTCAAAGTCCAGGGGAGGGCAATATAACCGGCGGTCAGGAATCGCCGCATTTGATCGGCAGTGCAACCGGCGTCTTTAGCCGCAGAAACATATTTTTCCAGGCTTTGTTGCATAACTGTATTATAACAGCGATACAACATATGGTAATCACTTAAATTAACGGCACAGACGCACCATATATGGTGCGTCTGGCCTCAGGAGAGAGAGCAACCAACCAGACCAATTACCCCCTACCAATATATAATAACACAATTATCCTTGATAAAAAACGAATCATATGGTATAACATATTGTATAACAATTTTTCGAAGGGAGAGGGCATGAGACGCACACTGTTCGCATTTCGGATCTCAGAAGAAGAACTATCGCGATTGCAGAAAATAGCAGAAATGCTGGAAGTGACAAAGGGCGAAGTGCTACGCCAGCTTATCAACAAAGAGTACAAAAAGCTACAGTCGGCGAAGAAAAATGCCAGCAACAATAAATGATCTTCTGCTACAGCGTATTGCCAGATTGGGGCGCATGCTGGCAGGTTGCGCGCTGGTGTGGCCGGATGAAGTATTGGCAGCGATAGATAAGTTATCGCCAGATCAATTCACAGATGAATGCGCCAGACGATTTATCTCTGCCCTGCGCAGGGACATCAACGCGCAGCCATCACCCAGAGATAAAATAACCATAACAATCTGGCTGATCGAAGCCAGAGAATACTATAATGACATAAGCAATCTTGCGATGCAATTGGAGCAAGATTGGATTTTTTTTAACAGTCTTGACCGATTACAAAGAGAGTTGAGGGAATCGCTATGAATGATGATATGGATTCCCTCAAAAACCTGATTGATCGGTTATCCGGCAACGATCAACGGATATTGACGCCGGAATCATCAATGCCGGAGCCGCCGGCCTCGGAAGCTGCGCCCAAGCGCAAGCCGAAATATGAGCCACGTATATGGCGCGGTGATGAAATCTACAATATGGAATTCCCCGAATCGGCCTGGGTGGTGGAAGAAATCATCCCCGCCGGATTTACACTGCTCGCGGGACCTCCCAAAAAAGGCAAATCCTGGTTCGCAATGGAGCTGGCACTGGCGATCTGTTCGGATGGCTACTTTCTAGGGCGCAAGGTAACGCCCGGAAAAGTATTCTACTGCGCGCTCGAAGATGGCCAACGCCGTTTCCGCGAACGACAACACAAACAAAACTGGACGGCAGAGGCACAAAGAAATCTAAACGTAGTATTCTCCAGAGATTTTCAATTGCTATTCAAAAACTCAAGCACGTTTGCAACATTCGCAAGAGACGCCGGTTATTCCCTGTTAATCATAGATACTCTCACCCGTGCATTCCACGTCCGCGACTGGAACGACATGGGCGCAGTCACACACGTCATGGGACCCCTCCAGGAAGCAACTTCCGAGGGTGTATCTATCATCGTCATAGATCACCATCGTAAACGCGGACTGCTCACCGGAAACGACGATCCGATTAGCGACATCATCGGATCAACATCCAAAGGCGCGGTAGCAGATACCATCTTGGGGCTATATAAAGAACCGGGGAAGACAGGCGCAAAGCTGGCAATCTCTGGACGCGACATCGAGGAGCAAATGCTCGATCTGCGTTTCGACCTGACAACCACAAGCTGGCAGATCGCAAAGCCGGAAGAAGTACTATCAGATGGGCAACGCGAACTGATAAACATCATCCGCAGCTACGAAGGCGGAGTAACACTGCTAGAACTATCGGAAGTGACAGGACGAAATAAGGGAACGATCATGCGCTCCCTGGAAGTCCTGGCAGAGAAGAATATCGTCTATCGGAACGGATCACGATGGTCACTACAGAAGACAATTCATTAGATTATAAAACTCCTGGACTGCCGGGCGTTCCTATGGCAACAGCAATGGCAAGACAGCAAATAGCGAGAACCGCACCAAAGAACGATTGTGGTTTAGCCCACACTGTTTGCCATTGGACGGGCATGTGAAGCAGATGTCGTTGTTTGACGGCAGCGAAGAAGAGGAATAACAGGATATGCCGATTGACATGCGCAACTATCCCGAAAACTGGCGAGAAATATCGCTCTCGATCCGACACGACCGCGCCGGCGGGCAGTGCGAATGCACGGGCGAGTGCGGGATAGATCACAGTGGACGCTGCGAGGAGATGGATCATCAACCGGCGCAGCAATTCCGCGGGCGGGTGATCCTGACCGTGGCGCATCTGGATCACGACACGCACAACAACGATCCGTCGAACCTACGCGCGATGTGCCAGAGATGCCATCTGCGATATGATGTTGCACATCATCGGCACAATGCCGCGCAGACGCGGCGCCGCAGGATGATCGAGCGTGGGCAGTTGGAATTGATAGGAGAGTGACAGATGGCGTACTGCAGATTTAGCAGCGATAACTTCAGATCGGACGTGTACTGCTACTATTCGGACGGCGTCTATGTGGTACACGTTAAATGGCTTGCGGGTGGCCCCTATGATGGAGACAGCCGCGACTTTGATACACCAGGCGAGACGGCGGAGTTTCTCAGGACATTACGTGAGCATGGCTATTATGTGCCACAGGACGCCATAGATGAGCTGGAACGAGAACAGGAGGATCAAAATGAAGCTGGAGATCATCATACAAAGCAAATTAGTGGCTTATGACATGGAACCTGGTGACATTGACCAGGCAATACAAAAATGGTAATATATCGCAGATGCCTACAATGACCCGTCCATTGAGTACATTTACAATGGCGGGAGTAATACGTGTTCGCTCTGCGCAAAGTATCTTGACGATAGATGCAAATGGTGTCCAGTTAAGCTATACACAGGCTTCGTCTGGTGCAAATATACGCCGTTTGAAGACTATTTTCGCGCGGAAGACAATCGCGATCGGGCAGTCTTAGCTGCCAGAGAAGAAGTCAAGTTTCTGATGGAGGTTAAACAGTGGATGATAGAAAAGGATGAAGCGAACAAATAGTTGCTGAATGGAACTCAAGCTGAGTGATAGGCGCGAGCAAATGTGCCACAGGATGCCATAGATGAGCTGGAACGAGAGGCAAGAGAACAACAAAATAAGATTGCTCGATCTGTTCTGCGGGGCCGGCGGCGCGGCGATGGGCTATTATCATGCGGGAATTATAGACATTACAGGGATTGACATCCATCCGCAGCCACACTATCCGTTCAGGTTCATCCAGGGCGATGCCCTGGATTACCTGACGGAACACGGGTCAGAGTACGACATCATCCACGCCAGCCCTCCATGTCAGGGATACAGTCGCATGAAGGGAATAGTAGATGTCACAGTCTATCCACGCCTGATAAAGAATGTTCGCAAAACGCTGATTGCAACTGGTAAACCCTACATCATCGAAAACATCGTCGAAGCGGTTGGAGAAGACGGGCTGAGCAAGGATTCGCTCGTACTATGTGGAACGATGTTTGGGCTGAAAACACATAGACACAGGCGATTCGAAACCAGCCCTTCCATCTATTTTTACCCTGCGGGATGCACACGCGAGAAAGTCGGATTTGAAAGACTCAATAAATACTTCAGTGATCCATCTAAGATGGCAACGATTATCGGCCATAACTTTTCGCTGGCGGTCGGGCGGAGCGCATTGGGAATAAACTGGATGACGCGCGGCGAACTGGCGGAAGCGATCCCACCAGCATACACAGAATACATTGGACGGTGGATGCTGCGTGAGCTATCATGTGCCGCAGGACGCCATAGACGAGCTGGAACGAGAGGCGCAGAATGAAAACATGTAGTCGTTGCCGGCGGGAGTTGCCGGTACGCAACTGGGGACATATTAAACGCAAGCGGGATGAACCCACCCAACGCCGTGCGCTGTTCTCCAAACTCCATCTTCACGCCATAGATTTGGCTTTCGACCTGTAAAGGAGCTTCTATATGCTATCTATCCAATTGCAGTCCGCTATTATTGACTTCACATCACGCGTGAGCAGCCGCCACCAAGAACGTCGTAACTATATCGGTCTGTCATCTATCGGCGGGTGTGAACGAGTCATCTACGACATTTACACACACGGGGTTCCTCACAGCACCCGGGAGCGCCTGAAAGATGCAATGGGGTATGCTCTGGAAGAGGCGCTCGTCGCTCGTCTGATCGAGATGGGTCTTTATCGCGCAGCGAATCCGATCGTTTTGTACGATGGTCTGGTGCAGGGACATCCCGATGGCGAGGTGGAAGGAGATTTGTTAGAGATAAAGACCATCGAATGCGCCAAATGGCTCCCTGAACCGCCCCGACTGCCTAACCGCGTCTTCTTTCAGGTGCAGGCGTATATGCACTTCGCCGGATACCAGCGCGCCCATGTGCTATATCTGGCGCGCGACACCGGCGAGATGCGCGTTATCGGCGTTTCTCACAGCGATACCGTCGCCGAGAAGATCAACGCCAAGCTCGACCGACTGGTTGCCGCCGTTAAGACCGGTCAACGCCCTGCCTGCTCCTGCGGGTATTGCCAGGGTTCCAACGGAGGACGGCCATGAAGCGCTGGATTGTCCTGATCCTGATTGCCGTGATGTTCGCTGCTCTGTTTTGGTTCGCTTTTGCTTGCCGTCAGACCTCCCAGTCCGCCAGCACTGCAGCGGCGACCGCGCCGGAAATGGCAAACAATGGTTCGAGTGCTGAACCAATTAAGATTTTCATCCGAATTGCTTCGTCATGGTGTGAAGCGAGAAGTATTCCTGTTTCGCCTGGTGAACAATCTGGAAACGTACATGGAAGGCCGTGATACTGAACGAGTCTATCGCAACTTGCCATTCTCGGAACTGGTCGCCTGGTGGCGAAAACGCTGGCTGCTACCGCGAGCAGAGCGTGTGAATGCCTGCTGGAGGAAATCAAAACTCAAGGATTTATCACCAATCGAGATATTCGCCGGATTCTCCGCGTTAAAAGACACACTGCTCTTCATATCGCCCGTAATCTGGTTGCCAGCGGCTGGCTTATCCCTGAAGGAGAAAAACGGGGGTACCGATATGTATTGCCCAGATAGGTTATGCAACAGGCTCTTATGCAATGTGTATACAATAAAACTGTCTCATAATCCAGGAAGATTGTTGCATATATGATACACCTACCTCGTATCATTGATCACCGATTATATCTGCTGACAGTTATCCCCAACGTCCTGAAGGATACACGCCAGGGGCATATCTCCACTACCAGGATTGCTCATGCAAAAAATCCCGGCGATTAACGGCAACTATCAGATCACCCCAAACCATGACCAGAACTGGCTTCAAATCTGTCGGTTGTTCAACGATTTTCTCTACAAAGCCGTTTATTATGGGCAGAAAATGGACAGATGAACGCCAGGCAAGCACGCGCCAGGAGTCCTTAAGTACATCCGCAACGAGCTGGGCGTGCATGTGCCGGATCCGATATTTGGTTCCAAAACCAGATAAAATACTTATCCAACGAGATGATGTCAAATGAGCGATCAAAATCAGACAATTGGTGAAGGATTTTTTCGACCCCGGGCAAGAATCATGCGCACACTCGGAGATGAATTAATCAGCTCCAAAGCCGCGCTCCATAATCATATACTCACCGGTGGTATCAACAACTCCCCCTATTGAAACTATTGCCGTCAACTGCTCTGGGGTTGTTCCGATAGAAGAAACCAGCGCCGCCGACGACTTCGCGCTAACAGATGCGGGCAACGCTGAATTCTTCGCCGAGCGTTTTGCAGGTCGTGTGGCTTACCGGCATGACCTGCGCCAATGGCTCATCTGGCGTCCGCCGATCTGGACGCCGGACGCCGATGGCGAGGTCGAGCGTCTGGCATTGGAAGCCATCCGCGAGCGGCAGCGCCTGGCGCTAGGCATCGCCGATGCCGACAAGAAGAAGCAGGCGAGGCGCTTCTTGCTTAGTTGCGAAAACGAATATCACTTACGCTCGATGCTGAGAATTGCCAAAAACTTGCTCCCGATCAATGGACAAGATGAGGACAGATGAGATACAGCGCACGTGTAGACGCTAACCACGCAGCGATACGGGATGCAGCACGGCGGGCCGGCTATGTATGGGTAGACACGTATCGTCAGGGGGATGGTGCGCCGGATGCGTTTTGTTTGTCCAGGTCTGGCCGCTGGGTGGCACTGGAGATCAAGTCGCCTGGGGGCAAGCTGACCGAAAGAGAGCTGGCGTTGTGGTCGCAGTTTGGGGATGATACACCTGCAGCGATTGTGTACAGTGTAGAACAGTTTCTCGAAATCATGCACCGGTACGATCAATAAATAAGGTTGCACCGGTTGCCTTGGTTGCTTAACCTCGACACCTTTTCGGGCTGACCTGGCCGGCCCGGAAACAATCTGAGATGCCCATTTAGGGCATTTTTTGGCTTAAAACACCCCTAAAATGGCATAAAGTAGCCCTAAAATGCAATAGTGATTGATATACTGGTATGGTTATGAAATATTAAAGCTTACGAGGTTAAGCAACCAGAGCAACCAAGGCAACTTAAGCAACCAAGGCAACTTAAGCAACCTATACATACATATAATCAATGTTTAGGTATTGTACAAGTATTATATAGATACATTACAGGTTGCTTAAGGTTGCTTAAAAAGGTTGCTTAATCATTAATTGAAGATTAAAAATCATCAATTATTATACCCCCATATATGGGGGGTAGTATCCATATACGGCATTGATGGCTATATATAGGGGTTGCTCTGGTTGCCTTGGTTGCCTTGGTTGCCTTGGTTGCTTAACCTATGATAGATAGATGATACACTGATACAATTTATTGCTTCTCAATACCCCTATATATGGGGGTATGTACACCGTACGAGACACTACCACCCACATGTACGGGTTGATACAATGATACAATCCAATGATACACTGATACAATCAGCCGGCATCTTGATACATCTGATACACTCCGGCATCTACTGATACACCACCAACTACTGGATGCAACCCCCATATAACGCGACATACCCCCAGATGTGGGGGTATGTCAATATGCGTTGCGATCACCTACAAAACCTCAAAACATTACGCTCGCGATAAGCGACCTTATCTTAACCATCATCAGACACCGGCGCATCCGTCATCTCTCCATCTATCACATCCCCAGCCGGCCCAGGTGCTGGCTCGCCGTCGTCGCCCCATATCCGACGTAACAGGTCATCCACACCGGCAGTTATCATGATGGACGGCTGGACTGCACGCCCCATCGTCCGATCCAGTATCTCGATGGCTGCACGCTGGCGTATCCGCGGTGATGGATCGTCCAGCTCACGGCGCAGCTCCTCCACTGCCTCGACCACAGACCGTTTGAGCAGCTCACGCGCTGCGTCCAGTTTGTCGTACATCATCAGGCGCAATGCCCGATGGATGTCGTTCCTGTTAGGCCAGCGCATGCAGCTGTGATAGGCGATACCGATCCGCTCGCAGGCTTCCTTGTCGGTATCAACCTCTGTTCGCGCGATCAACCAGCGCAGTTGTAGCATGCTGAGAGACTGTAGGATGCGCTGTAGCTCGTTAGGATCGTTTGCGAGCAGGCTGTTGCTGTTACTGTTATCGGTCATAATGGCACATTTGTGCCATTTATTATAGCACAAATGTGTGCAATTATACACTACATGTACAGTGGAGTGGTCTATGACGCGGCGCGTCATAAACCGGCATGCAGAGCCAGGACATAGAGCCAGGAGAGACACCAGGCTAGGTACAGGTAGTAGCAGGCATCGGTAATCACGGTTGGATTATACCAGCGAGAAAGATTAGAGTTTGATTAATGTTCCATAAACCAGCTTGACATTCGTACTACACGTGTTACACTATAGACAGTCAGTCAACCAACCTAACCCCCCACCGGTCGGGGAAAAGGCCGGGAGGAGACAGAAATGACTACTATTAAGGACTATGAAAATGACGAGCGGATGGTTAGAATCCTTACCCCCCGTTGGGGGGGGTATCTGGAGGTAGGCAGGCTGGGGGAAATTGTTGAGATGATGATCGAGTACGACCCGACGGTCGGAAAAATCGTTGTTGACGAGGCGACAAACGGTCGCTTCTGGGGAACAGTGGAGGGGGAACGGGAGTTGCTCTTCGAGCCTGTGTAGCCCCTCCCAGTCCGCAAGGCCCGCCCGCTCTCGGAGTGGGCGACCGGTGGAAGTCCGGTGCGGCAGAGATGCCGCGGCGCTCATGGGCAATCAATCACTAGACCCCGCCCGTCGGGTCATAGGCGGGCAGGAGAACAAAGTGAAGGCCGAATGGGTGAGAAAGTATGATGACAGGGGGGGCTGGACATGGGCCCCCTGCACAATGTGCAGAGATGAGACAAACAACGAGGCCTGGGACAATGAGTCTCAGACGTATGTTCACGTTTGTAAGTTCTGTTCTTCGCAGGCGGGTCTGGCAAACGTCCCGTATCCGGTGCGGGTGATAACTTCGAAAAACTTAAAAAATGAGTTGGGTCTGGGGAATAACTACTTCCCCAAAAAGCCAACTCAGAAATTCTTCGAAGGCTTGTCCGGGAGACCGGACAAAAAAGAGCGAATTAATTTCGCTGCTCACGAGGTCTATATGACCCGTGAAAGGGCAAAAGCGGAGGGGCTGTTGCCTCCTGAGGACTAGCCCCCCGCCCGCAAGGCCCGCCCACCCTCACGGGTGGGCGACCGGTGAAAGCCCGGTGCGGCAGAGTGTATGCTGCCGCGGCGCTCATGGGCCATCCCAAATAAGGCGTGAGGGATGGTAACCGCCACCACACGCCCGCGCCAGGACGGCACAGTGGCGATGGGTGGAATCGGAATCGCCGGTAGGATCACCCCAGCCCGCGGGGTAAAGCGGGCAAGGAGAATGAAATGAAACTGTTACTTTTGGCCGCCCCTGTGGCAGCCTATCTGATGGTTACGCCGCCATTCAATCTTATGGCGGCCATCGTGCTGGGGGCGGCGGTGTTAATCGCCATCCTCAGTGCGAAATAGTGCCGACCAGCAAGCCCGGTGCGACATCTCTGTCGCACCGGGCGCTTATTTAATCAAACCGTCGGGGTGAACCCAGCCCCTGATGATGACCTCTGCCCAGCCTGTGTTATCCAGGCTGATGACCTCAGCCTGGGTAGAGTTGGCAATGGTCGCCAGGATGCGCGCCGTGGTTCCCGGCGCGGCGCGTATCCGATAGGGGCTGGCAATGGTGACTATGTCTCCAGGTTTTATTTCCTTCCAGGCCGGCTTTTCCGGGGTATTATCATTATCGCCAGCCTGGATTTCACCTGTCAAATATGGCATTGGATCAACCGGTATCCCGTTTACTCGCAATTCGAAGTGTAGATGAGGGCCGGTTGAATTACCTGTATTTCCTGATAGCCCAATAACTTGACCGGCGATTACCCTATCGCCAGCCTGGATTCGAAGCTCCGATAGATGGGCGTAGATTGTTTCCCGTCCGTCTTCGTGGTTGATCTTTATGTGCGTGCCATAGCCTGTGGCATCCTGGCGGGCGGTAACAACCAAACCGGATTCGGCAGCCTGTACCGGCGTGCCGGTCACTACTGCCCAGTCTATGCCGCCATAGTACCACACGCCACCAGGACATCTTCCGGGACGATAGCACCATCCATTGCGTTTTGCACGCTCTACATGATCCTGATAGGTCTGCGTGATGATGCTATCTTTCGGGACAGGATAGATCATTTTGTCTTGTCCGCTTTCTCTTTCGGCATCCAGACTGGGATGATTTCATTTGCCGTTAGTTGGTCAATTAGCATCCTGATCCCAGCCTGCCATGCCTGGATCAACCGATCTCGCTCTTCGAGAGCCTGCTTCAGCTCTTCGATTTCACCTGTCAGCGCGTCTATGCGCGCCTGCATCTGTTGTATTTTCATGGCCTGGCGCTCCGCCATCTGCTCATACTGTGCTGCAATGTCTGGCTTATCGCGCAGAGCCTGGCGGATCAGACCACCAATGCCGGCTGCCGCGCCAATCAAAGCGATAATAATCGCGACCCAGCTATCAACATCCATCTATGGCTTGCGGGTAAGTTTGAAAACGCCCTGGTTGGCGGCGATTGCCAGCACCAGCGCACGCACCAACCCCACTGCGTTTTGCCGGTCACAGGTCAACGCCAGCCCCAGGTCTGCCGCCAGGCCTGCACATGCCAGGGCAAAGGCCGCCCCTGCTACAAGCACCAACAAGCCGAGCATCACCAGGCGCTTGTACTCGGCGGCTAAGGGATCATACCAGGATGATAATCCCGGCACATAGGAAAACGCCAGGGATAGAACAGCCCCGGCCAGCATGGATAAAGTCTCTGCATCCATAATCACCTCCAGCCCAATTTTAACACACAAACAGGAATGGTCAAGTACATACCTTTTCTAATCTATTTCTAATCTAAACATATTGATTGTGTGTAATACGTGTGTTATACTTTAGGCAAATGGAGAGAGAATCATGAATACTGATGATGATATAGATAAGTTAATTGCTTCCGGCGAAGCCTGGCTGCTATTCACGGCGACTCACGATCTGCCCGACAGCCACTACGATCCGCGGCTGGTCGAGGCTCTGATCGCCAGCGGCGACCCAGAATGGCTGTTCATGGCGACCTACGATCTACCTGATAGCCGTTATGATCCGCGGCTGGTCGAGGCTCTGATCGCCTCTGGCGACCCAGAGTATCTGTATCGGGCAGCCCGTAACTTGCCCAACAGCCGCTATGATCCGCGGCTGGTCGAGGCTCTGATCGCCACCGGCGACCCAGAGTGGCTGTATCGGGCAGCCTGCAACCTGCCCGATGACCGCTACGATCCGCGCCTGGTCGAGGCACTGATCGCCACTGGCGAAGCCCGGCTGCTATTCATGGCGACCTACGATCTACCTGATAGCCGTTATGATCCGCGGCTGGTCGAGGCTCTGATCGCCACCGGCGACCCAGAGTGGCTGTATCGGGCAGCCTGCAACCTGCCCGATGACCGCTACGATCCGCGGCTGATCGAGGCTCTGATCGCCATCGGCGACCCAGAGTATCTGTATCGGGCAGCCCGTAACT